AATGGCTTTTACTTCAGCCGAAATCGCTAATATAGCGAATGCTGCTCTTGACTATTATATAGACAAGGGCAAAGTTTACGCAAACTCACTTCAAGACAAGCCTTTGCTTGCTGCAATGGATAAGTCTGCAAAGACTTTTCCAGGTGGTAAGGAAAACGTTAGTCTAGCAGTAAAAGGCGTATATACCTCAACTGTAGCTGGATACACACATAATGATACTGTATCATATGCAAACCCAGCTAACATCGAAAGGGTAAATTACCCTTGGAAAGAGCACCATACTGGTATCTCACTAACATTAACTGAACTTAAAAAGGACGGCATTAGTGTTACAGATAGTTTAGCTGGTGCAAGCACTTCTAATCATAGTGGTAGAGATACTACAGTTTTAGTTAATCTTTTAGAAGATAAGCTAGACGATATGATGGAGGGTTATGCCAGAGGTATGAACACTTTATTATATGGAGATGGAACTGCTGATGCTAATGCGTTAGCTGGTATCAGATCAATTATTGTTGACGATCCAACAGCTTCTGGAACTACTGTTGGTGGTTTATCCACAGTATCTAACACTTGGTGGAGAAACAGAGCAAATGTGGCAATTGCCAATACTGCTTCTGGTCAAGAGTTAATTGAGTTTCTTCATACAGAAATTCGTCAGTTAAAAAGATTTGGAGGCAAGCCAACTATAGCTTTAGCTGGTTCTGCATTTATGGATCGTTTAGCTGATGAAATCAGAAGAAATGGAAACTACAGTCAAACTGGTTTTTCAAAAACTAACGACATTTCTGTAGGCGACATTAGTTATGCTGGATTAAAATTTCAGTATGATCCAACACTTGATGATTTAACAATTACTGGAAAAGATCCAAGTAAACGTTGTTACATTATCGATCCGTCTAAGGTTTACCTACATTACATGGACGGCGAGAAAATGAAACGTCATGCACCAGCAAGACCAGCAACACAATACGTTATGTATCGTGCAATAACAACAACTGCTGTTCTTTGTGCATCACAATTAAACTGTCATGGTGTTTACGAAATAGCGTAAAGCCAATAACCCAATGGGCAAGTGCGTTCTCCAGCTTGCCCATTGATTACAAGGAGGATTAAATGGAACAATTAACTGGCAACGTTGCTATAGGTGGTAACTTAGGTAATGTTTTATATAAAAATTTTATAACTATTCCTGAAGTTGTAATGTTAAGAAGCATACACGGCGAAACTTCTGTATTTAATTTAGCCGTTGTTGGCGATGTGGATTCAGACGATAAAGCTGAAAGGGATAGATTAGGTGTAATATATGGCGACCAAAAAGTAGAACAAGTATTTGGACGTTATGGTGCTTTGCCACAATCTTTTGAAGACGCAAGAATAGATGATGGTTATTTAGACAAACTTTTTCTCCAAAGTAGAGCACAGAAATCTGCGAAAAAAACAAAACCAAAAAGAGCAAGAAATTCTAAAGGTCATTATATAGCAGATGATCCTAAAACCGAAATAAATGAAGCTTATGAAACTGAGGAGGTGTTAGATGCCAAAGAGTAAAGGTAAAGGTAAAGGTGGAAAAGGTTATTAAATGGCTAGAGGTACAACGCTAGCAATATTAATTAATGACTTGCGATCAGAAATCGGTCATTCATTGCAACCAAGTTTAGGTAAATCGACAAGAGATGTTCTTGTAAATGTATTACAAAGAACACAAAGAAGATTATGGGAAGATTATGGGTGGCCTTTTCTGCGTGTCATAAGAGACATTGATATATCTGCAAACCAAAGATATTACGATTTACCTAACGATCTTACTTTTGAGCGAATAGAAAAAGCTGAATTTAAACATGGCGATTATTGGACAAAATTAGATTATGGCATTGGTGCAAGGCAATATAATCAGTTTGACTCAGATAGGGGTATAACTTCTTATCCGATACAAAATTATGACACATATGAAAACAATCAAATCGAAATTTGGCCTATACCATCTACCAATAGTATTTCTAGCACAAAACAAGGCATGGTTCGATTTCATGGTATAAAAAATTTGAGTGGCTTAATAAACGAAACAGATACAGCAGATTTAGACGATCAGCTTATTGTTCTTTATGCAGCTGCTGAAATGTTAACAAGACAAAAACAAGCAGACGCACAAAACAAATTAGCACAAGCACAAGCACATTACGCAAGATTAAAAGCAAGGTCAGCCAAGAGCGAAACTTTTGTTATTGGTGGTGGCGAACCAGAGGGAATGTATAGACCTAAAAGTCCTCCATTGATAGCAACAACGCCGAGTAATTAAATGGCTTATGTGTTAATTGAAGACTTCAGAGGTGGATTAGATTCAAGAAGATCTAATGTAACAGCTACAGCAGGAACTTTAATTACATTAAAAAACGCACATATTACAAGAGGTGGGGAGATAGAAAAAAGACCAGCTTTTGTAAATTTAGCGACATTACCATCTAACACAACTGGATTAGCAGCTGCCAATGGGCAGATATATGTATTTGGAAGTGATGCAGCTAGTAGTGTTACCTTTGCAAGTGGCACGCCAGCAAACGTTAATTATGTAAGATTACAACACCCATCAGGTACGGCATTAACAAAAGTATTAGATACAGATTTTTTTGATGGAAACGTTTATGCGTCAGGTCAATTTGCAGACGGAAGAATTTATCATTATTACAATGGCACAAGAATAACAGATTGGTTTGACGGCAGATCAAGAAATCAATTTTCTGTTACTGGTGGATCTGCTGGTGGCACTTCAGCTACTGGATCATTTACTATAGCTAGTGGAACAGCAAATCCTGGAGATAATATTCGTGTTGTTAGGGTTAACAATGTCGATTTATTTTCAACGCCAGTAGCACATACTGGAACAAACGATTCTACTGCAACAAATGTGGCTAACGCTATAAATGCTGCGACAACAACTCCAAATTATACAGCTAGTGCGAGTGGATCGGTTGTAACCATTACGTCAGTTACAACTGGTATAACAGTAAATGGTTTTGCAGTTACAGTAGAAGTAGATGGTGCAGTAACTGTGTCAAACCTTAATAATATGTCAGGTGGCGTTGATAATGCTGTTACCAACATAACTGTTAATGGCGTTTCAATTATTAACGCACAAATACCTTGGGCAACATCTAATTCTAATTTAGCGTCATTGATTGCAGATGCGATAAATGAAGCTAACACAACACCTGAATATGAAGCTACGTCAACTGGTGCATTAGTAAACATTATATCGCAAGAAAGTGGATCGTCCTCAAATGGATTTGTTGTTGCGATAACTGTTTCAGGAGATGTGACGACTGCGTTTACGAACAATATTTCTATTATGGACGGAGGAGCAGTTAGCAACGCTGTAAATGGCTACACTCCAGGTTCGTTTGTTAAACCAGTAAAAACAAAAATGTATGCTTTATCAGATTCATTGTTGCATTTTTCAGGTGTAAACGATCCTACAGAATGGAACGACAGCAATGTAGGTGCTGGTTTCATTAACTTATCTAATAACTCTAGTGGATCAGAATCATTACAAGCTATGGCCAGTTATTATTCTAACCTTGCTGTTTTTGCGAAAGAAGCTATACAAATATGGTTTGTTTCTGCTGATGAAGCACAAAATAGCCAAATACAAGTTCTTAACAATACTGGAACTATATCGCCTCAGAGCGTTGTTGAGTTTGGCGATAATGATGTTTTTTATTTAAGTGAATCAGGTATTAGAAGTCTTAGAGCGAGAGATAGCTCTAACGCTGCTTTTGTTGGCGACATTGGTAATCCTATTGATGACACTATATTAACAGCTATTTCTAATGATAGAGATGCTGCTGAAAATGCACAAGCAATACTAGATCCTAAAAATGGTAGATATTTAATAGCTATTGGATCTATTGTTTATGTGTTTAGCTATTTTCCGTCTAGTAAAGTAAGTGCGTGGTCAACTTATGAACCTGGTTTTGTAATTGATAACTGGGCATATGATGGCGAGCAAGTGTTATGCAGGAGTGGCAATAACTTATATAGTTTAGGTGGATCTACTGGCCAAACATACGATAACAGCACAGTAGAAATACAATTGCCTTTTTTAGACGCATCAAAACCAGCTACTAGCAAAGATTTTACTGGCATTGATATGTCTTGCACAAACCAATGGACAGTTTATGTAGCAACCGATCCAACCGATATAACTACAAATGAAGAAATAGCTACAATTGATAGGACGACATATGGATTGGGAAGAGCAACATTTACTGGTTATTCAACGCATTTAGCACCTAAATTAGTTTGCACAACGTCTGGAGCAGCAAAGATAGGTAATTTAGCTTTGCATTATGATATGAGTGAGGCTGGCTAATGATTTGGGAAGAGGGAACAATCGGCAATATTTATAATGTAGCTATTAATATGAGACAAAGGGATTATGAGGAGATAGTTGCATTATCTTTTTGCGAAAACAGAAAAGAGTTAGCCGATCAATTAGCGAGATCTTGGTCAAATCATAAGACAACAATCGTATGTGGAACAAAAGAAGATGGGGCAATAGCTGCATTCACATATGTGCCAATGCGTAAAGGTGTGTGGAATTTGGGGTTATTTGCGACCAACAACTTTCAAAAAATTCATTTATCCCTTACAAAGCTAGTTATAAATAGTATAATACCAGTATTAGATAAAGCAAAGGCTCATAGAGTGGAGGCTCAATCTATAGATGGATACGAAACTGTGCATAACTGGTTAAGGTTTTTAGGATTGGACGAAGAAAGCGTATTGAAAAAGTACGGAAGAAACGGAGAAGATTTTATAAACTTTGCATGGGTACGAGGCGATAACGCCGATAACGTATCATGGATTAGAAGAGGAGAAGTAGCGTAATGTGTATGGGTGGTGGTGGCGATGGTGGTGCAGCCGAAAGAGCCAGACAAGAAGAAGAGGCTAGGCAAGCCAGAATTAGACAAGGTAATGAGGAAATAGATTCTGCGTTTGCAAAGTTTGATGACGATTTTTACAAACAGCAAACGCAAAATTACTTAGACTATGCAACACCACAATTAACAGATCAATTTAATGATGCAGCAAAAGCTTTAACTCTTTCTTTAGCAAATGCTGGATTGTTAAACAGTTCAGTAGCTGCACAAAAAAGAGCAGACTTAGATAAGAAATTAGGATTAAACAAAAAAATGATTGCCGATAAAGGCAATGAATATTCTCTGCAATCAAGAAAAAGTATAGATGCAGCAAGAAGCGATCTACAAAATCAAAACATGAATTTAGCTAATCCTACATTAGTAGCACAAAATGCAGCGTTAAGAGCACAATCTTTGAACCAATTACCAGCTTATCAGCCATTAGTTGAGTTATTTGCAGATGCTACAGACGGAATAGCAACACAAGCAGCGTTAGAGAGAAGAGGTCAGGCAAGATACGATACTGGTTTGTTTAGTCCAAAATCAACATCAAGGATAATTTCTTAATGGGATTTAACGAAAAGAGCTATGTTATGGCAGATGCAATAAATTTAATGACGCTATCAAGCTGGCATAAGTCTTATATTCCTATTGATGTCAGTCGCTATATTTGTACGCCAATTATGAATGACAGAGCTATGTGGTATTTCGATGATGAAGAGGGAACGTTACAAGGTTTTTTGACTTGGGCGTTTTTGGACGAAGAAGCTGAAAAATCATTTTTAGAAAAATCAAGGCCATTAAACTGGGAAGATTGGACAAGATTAGAGGGTAACCTTTGGATCATAGATATGATTGCACCTTATGGAAATGTTTTAGAAATGGCACGACAAGCTAAAAAATGGTTTGAGGATACGTTTGGAGAAACGCACAGCGTTGCTTATTTCAAGCGTTATAATAGAAGAGTTGGACATATTAAACGTAAATTTGTTTATCATTAAGGAGTGAATTATGAGTGGTGATTCAGAAAGTTCTGTAGGCGATGATCCAGCCAATGAGGGCGATACTGGCGTAGGTTACGGATCTATCTATAGTGGTACTGGTCAATACAGTCCTAATAATGATAGTGAGCCTACTAGATTAAGGGTTGATCCTAGAATTGCATTAGATGCTGCAAGAAAAGAAAGAGCAGAAGCTTTATCGCAAAAACAAAAAGAACTAGCAGATGCTTTTTCAGCTTTTGGCGATGATTATTATAACGATTTAGCTACAGCCTATACTGATTTTCAAACTCCATTATTATCTTCAGCTTACGATGATGCCAAGCGAGGTGTGTAAGATGGGTTTAAAGCTAAAGGTTTGTTAACACAAGCAGAGGTTGATGCTGGACTAGGCGATTTACTAACGCAGAAAACTATTGATACTGCAAACATTAATACTGGTGCGTCTGATTATGTTCAGGCAAAAAAAGATGAAGTGTCTAAAAAACAACAATCATTAGGAGATGCTTTGTCAGCTATGGCTGGTGGTGCAACAACATTAGACGAAATAAACAAACAAACAGAAAACATTAAAGCGTTTGATTTTAGCAAAGATGTAGAAAAGTTAAAGCCAGCTGCTTCAAAAACTGCATTAACGTTTTTTGACGGATTTACCAAAATTCCTTTAGGGGATCAACCAATTGAAAATGTTGCACCAGTTTCGACTTCAGGTGCAGCACAAACTGGAACAATCACTCCAGCTTATACTTATACTGGAATTAACGATCCATATTCAGGATCAGGAACAAGGGTGGTGTCATAATGTGTAATCCAACTTTAGCATTAGCCGTAGGGTCAACATTAGCTTCAACAGTTATGCAGAATAACGCATACAAAAAAGCAAACAGAGCAAGAAATGAAGCTATTGCTAATAACGCAAAAACTAGAATGGGATTAGAAGATGAAGCTAGGCTTGCAATAACCACAAGCAAGGATATGTTTGGTCAAGATCAATTTGATGCTGGAACACAATCTTCAGAAGATAAATTTGCTAATTTATACAACAACACAATTAACATACCTAATTATTCCATACCTAACGTTGGATCTGCACCAAGAGTTGTTCAAGATACGATTAATAACGAAATGGCAAAAGCTGCTGCTTACAATGAACAGCAAGGAAAAGCAAAAGCTAAACTTGCATCTCTTGGCGACTATTTAGCAACGCAAGTAAATCCACAATTAAGCAAATCTTCTGAAAAAGGGCAGATGATTGGAAACTTTATACAAGGTCAAGGAAACGTGCTTGATCTTGAATTAAAGAACGCAGAACAAAAAGCAATTAGCCCAATGGCACAAATTTTATCAGGTGTTGGTACTGCTGCAACTGGTGCTGGATTAAAGAAAGTGTGAGGTAGCAAATATGTCAACAAAATACAATCAGCTATATAACAATCCAGCATTAACTAGGGCATTTAGTAATATTGCAAACACGTTGATTGGGAGTGCTAGCGATGATGCAAATATCGCAAGAGCAAATTATTTTGACAGCCAAACTAGAGGCCAAAACCTTAAAAACAAAAACATGGTTGATTTGCAAAATTCTATAAAACCAACCACAAATGTTTTATCTGGTAATATTTTGCGTAGTTTTACTGGGCAACCTAATGCACAATTTAATCAATCAGGTATTCCAATTGTAGATGGTGGTAATATGAGTATGCCTGTAACTGGTAATGTAAACGTTTTGCCACCAGCTGATATGACTAAAGAAAATTATTCACAAGTTGCAAGGGCAATGCTTGGAGATTTGACATATAAGCCAAATCAATTTGCTGATGCTTTAAATACATTAGGAAAAACAGAAAGGCAAAAACTTTCACAAAACCTTATAACTTCAGGTAACGCAAATGATATAAGGCGTGGTGCAATACTTAATAACATGAATCCTGGCAAATTCTTTGACGCAGGGTCAGCCGAGATGTTTGCTAACAAAGATCTT